TATATTGATTTCAGTGAAAATTGCGCTGATGTCAATCGTTCCTGTTTCCGAAATCAATGTTAATGATTTTATGTCAAAATTACCTGCTTGTATCTTTGCCATTTTATTGTGTTAGTGATCTAAATGTGTCTTCAAAAGTTTGAATGTAAGATGAATTGCAAACTAAGATATTTCTTTTTGCTTCATTGGTTTCAAATTCTATATCATAATTACTCTTAGGGTATTTCATAGTTCGACCATTTTCAGTTAATGGTCTTGAAGTTTGAGAATCTATATCAGTATATAGATAATTCACAAGAGGAACTTCAATGAAATATTCTGCATCTTCTAGAGGATCATCGGAATATCTATCATAAGCTTCTCTTATAAAATATTTGTGAGTAGTTTGTGCTGCTGAAATTGTTCCATATTCATCTACAATATATTGTTCAAATTCACCATAAGAAAGTGGAAAATCATAAAATCTATCTAATCTATTATTGATAATCATAATAGTCCAATAGTAATTTGGATTACCATATAATGAGTTGGAAATTGTTTCGATATTTTCGCCATCTTTTATAACATACTTGTAGTAGATGGATTTATCGTCAATGAGCGATTCTCTTCTAACAATTCTTACAGTGATATTTTTAAGAAGAAGATCGATGTTACCTGATGTGTCTAAGAAGTTTGGATATAGAACGTATGGAAATGGTGAGAAATATGACATATTTAATATTCTTCGTTCTGTTGTTCAAAATCGTCTTGTGTTAAAATTTCTGTTTCTTGAAAATCCATAACAAGTTCAATTTCTACTGGTGCTCCATCAGAATCTTTGAAAGTTACAAAATTTTTACCACCACCATAAGAAACTTGTAAATTTTTAAGAATACATTTCTTAGTTCTGAACAAATATGTGTTATTCTTACCAGAATTAAAAAATAATAATTCAAACTCTGATGGATATTTAAATAAAAAACTTCCTAATGTTAATTCTGGATGCATTGATGCTTTCAATGTTTTAATTATGTTCTTTATTGCTTCAGAATCAGATTTTTTCTTTGCTATCAAATTGTATGTGATTTTAAAATCTCTAAACTTAACACCATTCAATAGTAATTCTTGGTGTGGATTTATAGCTAAACCTGTTATGGCCGAAGACGCTTGACCTATTTCTTTAGTCGGAATACTTTTAAAAAACTTATCTAAACCTGATGCAATTACTGCTTTTGTTGAGTTCTTCCCTAAAACTTTGGATAAAGTATCAGCTACTGCACCAACACTTTTACCAATTAATGATGAACCCAAACCAGTTAGAGAAACGTCTTCATATGAGACCGAATAATTTGTTGCAATTGACAGCGGTGTTGGTAAAAAAATTGTTGTTTTAACTGAACTTGTTTGCGATTTACTTCTTATATTAGATGCTTCTGGCTGGCCTAAGAAAATATTATTCATTGGTAATCCATCAGCATTATACACACCAACTTGAGAAAAATCGATATTAGAAGCAGTTGTTTCATATATTTTTATGCACAATTGATTTGTACCAAATCTCTCTTGCATATTTGTAGGATAAGTAATTTTTTCCATACTCTTATTTATTGAATAGTTCTTTCTCTGTTAATACAAGAAAATTCATATCATATTTCTTAGCAAAGTCTTTTGCAGCATTCCATTTTGCTTGATTTATTACATAAGTGTGTACAGAAGATATATATGATTCTGTTATTCTCTTAGGTCTTTTTGGTTCAATAGTTTGATTATATGGTTTGACTTCAATCAAATATTTCTTCAATGATCCTTCTTTTGTTCTCGCTTTAAAATAGAAATCAACAAAATATCTATGCATCCTATTATCTATTGGAGATAGATAAGGCACAATAACCTCTTCCGATCCGTATTCTAAAATAGATTGATTGTGGTCTAGATACTTCAAAAATCTCAATTCCCAGGTAGATCTCCAGATAATATTGGATGAATCTCCTTTATATTTTTGTGGGTATTTTGGAGTGTATTTTCCCGAATATGCCATATTTGTATTTATTATAAATAATAAGATATGAAATCATTAAACGACTTCAAAGCGGATTTAGAAAAATTTGGAACAGTCAGACAATCTAGATTCGACATATTACTACCTAACGAAACTGTTAATCTATCATTTCGCTGCGAATCTTTAAATATTCCTGGAATACAAATTCTAACAACAGATTTTCATCTATATGGCGGCGAACCAATAGTTAAGATTCCAAATGGAAGAGCAAATGATGAAGTTCAAATGACTTTTTTGGTAATGTCCGATTTAAGAGATAAGTATTGGTTTGAAGAATGGTTACACAAAATCTCTAATTTTGAGAATAATAATGTAGAATATTATGATGATGTTGCTAAAGATATTTGGATTAATGTATATAATGAAACACCAAATCCTAAACCTACAGATGCATTGGTTACGCCATTAGGTGGATCTGCGCAAAGAGTGACATTCGAAGGACCAGACACACTAAAACAAGTGTATGTAGTAAAATTAACTAACGCAATTCCAACTAGAGTCGAAATGATTCAAGTATCTTGGGCGGATACTGATCAATTAATGAAATATACAGTTAATTTTTCATACGAATCATTAAAAATAGAATCTTATGCAAATAGAACAGGAAAAACTTTTCAACATTTAGATAAAGTACAAAAATAAGGATAAATTATGTTACCTAAATTATCGCATCCAAGTTATGAAGTGAAGATACCTTCTAACAAAAAGATTTATAAATTCAGACCATATACAGTTAAAGAACAAAAGTTTTTGCTTATGATGCAAGATTCCGATTCAATCGACGATTTAACTAGATGCATTACGGATCTCATAGAATCTTGTTCATTGACACCAATTTCTACTGATAAGTTGACTTATTTTGATATAGAATATTTGTTCTTGAAGATTCGTTCAAAATCAGTTGGTGAATCATCAACAGTCTCTTATAAATGCAATAATCAAATTGATGGCGAACTTTGTGATACTGTAAATGAATTGGAAATTTCATTGGATGACGTTGAAGTATCTTTCGAGAATTCTATTCCTGGAGAAATCAAATTAACTGAAGATATCTTTATTAAATTAAAATATCCAAACGCAAAATCTGCAAAAGCATTAGAACTATATAACGTAACAAAAGATATAGATTATCTAACAGAAGCCATCAATGAAGATTTGGAATCTATAATGGATTCCGAAAAAATTTATGACGATTTCACACAAGAAGAATTAAAAGAATTTCTAAATTCTTTAGATTTAACTGTATTCAAAAATATTCTTCAATATTATATCAATACACCAAAATTAACAAAAAATGTGCAATTTAAGTGTAGAAAATGTGATTACTCTGAAACAATTATTCTATCTGGTTTATCGGATTTTTTCGTATAGCAATTAATAATGATAATTTGATGAATTACTATATCAGTAATTTTACTATGGCACAATTCTATCACTATTCTCTTTCTGAACTTGACGATATGTATCCTTGGGAAAGAGAAGTATATTTGTCATTACTAAACAAACATATACAAGAAGAAAACGAGAGAAGAAAGAATGCCAAAAATTAGAAATACAAAAGATAAATTGAATAACTTGATGGATGTATTGGTCGCAAATTCAGAGCGCACCAATAAATCAATCGAATCAATATCAGAACAGATTTCTTCTCTCTCAGATCTTCTAGTTGCTGAAAGAACTCTTTCAACAAAACAATATCGTAAAGAATCTATATTAAAACAACGTTCCCTAAAATTAGAAACAGCAAATAAAGCATTTCAAGATGAGTTAGATGAAATAAAATCTAAAAGAAGACAAATACAATCTGAAATTAATTCTATTCTTGAAGAAGAAAGAAGAATACAAAAACAAGAAAGAAAAGCTGAACAAGAAAAATCGACTTATTATAGTAGAACAGCAAAAAGTGAATTTGAATCTGGCAATCTGATAAGTGGGTTGTTCTTATCATTTCTAGGAAGAAACGAAAAGACTGCAGAAGGAATTCAAGAAGAAAATAAACAAGCTGATAAAGAAGAAAGAGATCTAAGAAAGAAAAACCTAATCGATGAATTGACTGCTCTTAAAGAAGAAAGAAAACAGTTAAGAAATGATATTAAACGAGCATTCTCAGATGGTTTTGAACCACTAGTTAATTTAACTACATCAAAATCAGTTATTCAAGAAAATACTCAAACTCAAGATATGATCTATGAGATGAGAGATAAAACAAAAGAAGATAATTATAATAAACAAATTTTAGATAAAATTACAACTATAGATGATGATGTCACTAAGATTGAAAAATCGTTATTGGATCTCAATAAGAATATAAATACAACCACATCTAATTCTGGTATAGTAGATCTATTATCTTCTGCAAATCAACTCAAAAATTTACCAAGATTATTGAGACCATTAACACAAATATTAAGACCGCTTATGAATGTACTATCTCTTCCAGTTTTGGGTGGGATTGCTGGAGCAGTAGCATCATTCAGCGGTTTCTTTTCTTTATTAAATAAAGATCAAGATCTATACAATAAAAGAAAAGAAGAAGAACAGAAGTCAAAAGTAGAATCTGCAAAACAACAAACTGCAAGAGAAGATGCAATAATAAGAAGAGATGTAGATATAGAAATACAAGGAATAGAAGCTCGTGGAGCTACTATAACTCCAGATATTTTAGAATCTTATGCTAAGACATACGAACAGAAAGGAGAAAAAAAGAAAGCATTAGCATATAGAGAAAAAATCAAAGAATTAAAACCTAAAGAACAACAAATACTACCACCAACAGCTGAAGAAGCAACATATGACGCTGCTGATTATGATATGAAATTAGAGAAAGAATCAGAAGCAGTTATGGTTCAATCTCTTACTCCATCAACAGCAACTGTTGCAGAAAAAATATCCGAAGAATTACCGCTGTATAAGGCACCAGTACCAACTAAATTAGAACAACCAACAGTTCAACCCACAAAAACATTTGTAGCAAAAAAACAAAATGTTCCTACTAAATCTAGTATTTCAGCTCCAAAAGTTGGTGTAATTAAACCAAATATGGAAATTGGTATTATAGACAGAGCATTGGGTGCGATTGGATCTATTATTCCCACAAGCTTCGGAAGTTTAGGAACTCCTGCTATGGCAGCAACTACCATTCCACCAAAATATAAACCACAACCCATTATTCCTGTCAATAAAGAAGATAAGTTCGACTCATTAGTTAGAAAGTTTTCTATATCAGAATCACAAGGTAATACTGGAATAATAAATTCAATTGGAGCTGCAGGTAAATATCAATTCTTAGAATCTACTGCAATGGAACAAGTCAAAAAAATTGCTAAAGAAAGACCTGACATTGCTAAAAAATTCGAAGGAAAGACTTTTGCAAATTTACAGAATAATGAAGAATTTCAATCTCGTATTAAAAGAGGAGAAATCAAGAATGTATCTGAATTTATAAAAACAAATTATCCGGATAGTATATCCGCAACAGTTGCTTCATTATCGAATGAAGAGCAAGAAGCATTATATAAAAAATTCATACAACCTTTAATTGAAATAAAAGGAAAAGAAAATATAACATTCGGCGATATAAAGTCATATGGGTTTGCTTCTGGTAAATATCCAGAAGCATTAAAAAAAGGAAATATGAATCTACCAATGTATGATGTTAAGAAAAATGCGGAAACTTTTAAACAAAATAAAGAGTTCTTTAACTGGGATACAAATAAAGATGGAGTGTTAACTGCACAAGAATTGTATGATGCTACATCTAAGATGGAACCAAAAGTAAAACAGGTGGAAACTCAAACACCAAATATTGGTTCCAAAATATATTCTGCATCAGTTATGAATAAAGAATTGAATTCATCAATGAATAATGGGGCGACTATTATCGCCCCACAAACTAATATCGTAACAAACAATACTCAAACTGCTAATAAAAATGTAAGAGAAAAACCACAAGAACCTAATAACACTGCATTCTCATATATAGTCAATGCATTGACTTATTATGGTTTTAGATCTTAGAAGAAAGACTCTAAAGTAGAACCAACAGTTTGTACCTTTGGAGTCTTATCTCTTAGTCTTAATTCAGCATGACCAGTAGTCTTTCGTACATAATAAGTACAATAATTTGGATACTTCGCTGCTAAGAACTTAGCAGAGGTATCGATTCTTTCTGCTGTTCTTGTTTCCTGCATACCACCAGGTTCCTTGTAATAAGCAGATTCAACAGTGAGATAATTCACTCTAAGAACAATCCCATCATTGTCATAATACTTTAGAGTGCGTTCGAAGTCTTCCTTATCTTCAAGTTCTACCATAGCAACGTCAGAATGACGATTAATAGTTCCATAACAAGAACCAATGATATAATATAGACCTTCACCAATATTATCTTTCATGAAGAATGGATTAGAAGCAGCATAGATCCCCCAAATCCAAGATCCTTTTTCTTCACAAGTATTAAATGCCAGATCAATATACTTCAGAAAATCAGTAGTTTCTACTAAAGTCTTTTCGTCTTGTCTAAAATTAATAGCAACCAGATCGTCATCACACCAAACAATCTTCTGAAGGTGATCAAAGTATTTCACAATGAAGTTACGATTACCTGCAAGTGTAGGAACAGAATCAACAAAATTTGGAAGATATTCAGGATCAGACAAAACACAAGAAGCACTATATTCTTGTTTTTCTGATGGATCTGATAAGAAACAATAGATAGATGTAGGATCAACACCATTTCTCTTTAGAGTCTGAAGTGTTTTAGAAGCGAAAGCTTCAGCTCTTCTATATGATGGAACTGCGAAAACGATATTATTCATTCAATTTACTCCATTTCACTTTTTTATGTAGCGATTTACCAAATCCATTATATTGAATTATTAGATTAGGATTATTCCATTTTTCTTCTATATATTTAATATTATTCAATAAATTTTCTTCTTTCCTAATATTTAGATCATAACCACCAACTCCGTTATTTTTGTAATTGCCACGATTAATCATATGAAAGTTTACAAGAAATTTATTGAATTTCAATAGACCACCATATTTAATATGGTGCGCCACAACATAATCGAAATCTTCTATACAAGAAACATCGTTATCGAATCTAACATTATCTTGTGATTTATGTAAAATAAACTGACCGCTGATCATACCTTTCTTTGAAATAGAATCGTTGGCATAAAATGGATTTGTGTTAGAAGTTACTCCAGCGATATAATAAGGAGAAACAGATAATTGTGAATACATTTCGTCGATAATTTGAGACAAATGCATATCTTTGGATTTCTTCTTACCATTCACAATATCTAACACCTTAGAAGATATCCAATCATCATCCATTGTAACACAATATGTATTTCTATTAAAGGAGAAATCTAAAGCAGCATTCAACTGCTTCGATTTCATTGGAAGTGTTCCTTCAACAGGAATTACATTTTTTGCACCAGCTTCTTTATATGAATTTTCGCTTCCCTTTGGAACAAACCAAAAGTGTTCTACATCAGACAATACTTTTGACATTACAGGAACTGTAAAAGACCTATTTGCAGATTGAATCGTATATGTAATCATTAGATATCCAATACACCTGCTTTTCTACCATAAATCTTTTCTTCAATCTCGGCAGCAAATTCATGCAGACCATTATCTACTAGATATTTGTACCATTCTTCAGTATATTCCCATCCAGCTGATACACCATTCCATCTTTCATGCCAAAGAGGATGATTCTTATTCTTTCTTCTAGACTCGATGAAATTGTATCTAGTATCTTCATAAGTCTTAGACCTACAATCTGCCATTTTCTCACGCATATAACATACAATAGAAATTCTTTCATGTAAACCGGATTCTGAAGAGATTGGCGTGTTACCATGAATCTCATGAATATCCATAGCAAGAAAATCGCCAGGCTTCACTGAAACAGCTGCACGATATTCAGGGAAGATTAAATAACAACCATTCCAATCAACACCATTATAAGTTGTAGTTAGATTGCCAAATCCACCCTTGAAATCACCAGCATCTCTATGCGCCGCAGTACGATAATTCTTATTCACTGTTACAGTTGTATAAACAGATTCACCAATTCTGAAGGCTGGATCTAGATGAGACATAGCTTCTTTTTGAACTTCAAATCTTCCTGGAACCAATTCTCGGAATTGTTCAGAAACAGCTTCAATAAATGGAATTGCTTTTTCAAACTTCTCTTTATTATTAGCTGTATATGATGTTAGTCTACAATACGGTATCCTCGGATATTTGTCGTAGGAACCCGCAATACCAGAGAATACAGGATTAGCATAAGAAGTATCAGAGATCCAATCATTAATAATTTCTACTTCTTTCATACGTTCTTCATATGATAGAAGAGCAGTCTTATGAACCCAAGAATCAAAATCAAATCCTTCTGGTCTCTTAAGAGTTAACCAGACTCGACCTCGTGCAGAAACTTCTTCCGGATTCTTCTTGAATTTTTCATAAGCTTCAGCAATTGGATCTTCAGATGTAACTGTAGTCATAGAACCAGATAAGATATCAATCAATCTTTCTTGAAGAGCTGTAACCCAATCTCTTCTAGTAGATTTTTCAGTTCTAGGACCAGCAGCAATACCACGATTTTGAGATTCACCAGCAGCTTCTTTCAAACCTTCATAAGCCATCTGCACTAGCTCTGGTGGAAATACTCCTTTTCTAAATTTAAGAAGTAGATTATGTTCACCATTTTGGATAACATTTCCTTCTGCATCAATCGTATGTTCTAGAGGTTTGTATACATCACAATCTTCTTCAATCAACATATCATAATGATTATCGTCTAAAAAATGACCGAGAATTGATTCATCAGGATATTTCTTTTCTAAATAAATAGTTTTCATAAGAACCCTTTATATTATTATACCTTATATGTGTTGGTGTGGCAAGCTTGCCACACATATATTTAGACGGACGTTTCCCAAGCCATATTACAAATTACCCAATCAGTTACACAATTCTCTTTAGTTATAAGATGTTGTTTGTTTACAGCAATCATTCTAGAACACCAATAATCCCAATATTGAATAAGTATTTCACTTTCAGAAAGTGTTACAACTTCTGGAATCATCTGGTTATTCGCATCAATTGTATAATCAGCAAAAGACCAATATCTCATTCTGGAATTTTCCATTCTCCATCTTCTGTACGACACTTAATTATTTTGGCTTTCTTTTCTTCGCCATCTATCATGACTCTAATATCGAAATCTTTACATTCAATTTTGGAATTATCTTTATAAATCACTTCTTTAGATTTTGTACTTCTACCAATAACAAATCCCAAAACACCAACACCCAAACCTATTGCGGTTGCGGCACCTGCAGAAATACCAGGACCAGTATTGTAATAATTACGTGTGTATCTTCGATCCCTGATTGGCGTATAATGTCTTGAATTATAATGATAACGATAATGATTTCTATATCTAGAATGTACCCATCTATCTGCATATGATGGGATTGATATTAAAAATAATAGAATTAATTTAAGCGATAACAGAATCTTGTACATAATCCTTAATCTCTTCTTTCTTTAAGATCTTAACAGCAAAGATGTTCTCTAACAGAAAACTTCGATAAGCAGTCTTATTTAGATCAAAAGCAGAAAAGACATAGGCATTTGGTTTTCTAATCTTATCCGTCTTTCTTTCATACACAGGAATCATACTTGGATTTGTTGTGCAAGTCATGACTCGTGTCTCTCCATCTTTCTTAACGAAGGAGACGACACAAACATTTTCTAATAGAGACTTAGATAACCAATTTCGATATTCGATCATCTCTTCAACAGTTTTAAATGTCATCTATTTATTTTCCTTATCACCAAAATAACTTTTATGCTGTTCAATTACTTTTTGAATATTTAATGTATCGTTAGTATGATTTAGATGGATTAAAAGAATAATGTTATGAATTGCTTTATACAGATCTTTAACATTGTTTCCATCTTTCTTTCCATAACGTGCGAGATATTCAATTGCATTTGAAATATAGGACGATTCTCCGTGTCCGATTGCCATAATAAGATCATTTACTTGTATATCTTTACCGTTAACATAATGTAATTTATAAGTTGATTCAATATAATTCTCAACATCAATGATAATTTCTTTTTCATTGTATTTAAACATTTTAAAAATGAACGATTCCTTTCAGATGCGTACGCTCTTCCTTATAATTGAATTGCCAAGAACGAACTAAAGCAGGAATAGAATGAATAACTGCATTCTGTATCGCTTCTAGTTCAACGAACATCTTACCAAGCCAATAGAAGCTTGTATAATTAGTAGTCAATGCAACCACCACATGAACAATCAGAAACACCATAGTCAAACCAACAATCATATTCATAATAATAGTATCCTATACACCCCATAAATTGTCAACGTCTTCTTTTTGTTCTTCGGGTAAGATCGTCAACATTACTTTACAACTTCTGAACATATATCTAACCTTTTCTTCATGTAAGTGATAGATGCTATCCTTATCCTTGAATGCCATCACGTTTTTTGGTGAAACAATTACTCTCTTAATTCCAGACTGTATTATTCCACGACCACAATCTACACAAGGGAAATGAGATACATACATATCACAATCAAGTAGACTAACACCCATTCGTGCTGCGTTATATATAGCATTCCGTTCAGCATGTTCAATCCAATAATATTTCTCAGGTTTGGCCCACTTTTCTTTATCTTTGTCATTAAATTCTCTAGGAAATCCATTATATCCAGTTGTTCTAATCTCATGATCCGGTCCTACAATAATTGCAGAAGTCTTTGTAGTATCCTTGGATTTCAAGGATACTACATCTAACATATTTACGAAATATTGATCCCAAGTCATATTACTCCTAGAAAATAGGAATTGTTGTGAAATAAGACTTATCTCTATTAAATCTCAAACCAAATCCAGCTAATGCTGGTCTAGTGGTTTTAATCTTCACAGAACCAGTTTTTCCTTTTGTTAGAGGGAAAGCTACATCTAGAGTCAGAGCAGTTTGTCCCTTTGCAGGAAGAGTTACTTTATCGGTATGAACAACATTACCTAGATTATCATAAAAATTAAATCCTACTTCTTGTGGATAATTTAAATAATTCACTAGAGCAAGACCAGTTGAGAACGACCCATAATTATCATATGGCATGGTAAATGAATCACGGTTTGGAATTGAACTCGGAACAGTTCCTTCGAATACAGAATTTGAATATGTTGCTTGTGCAACAACACCAGAACCATATACAGTCTTAATATCCAAAGAACCTGTCTTCAGTGTAACTGTATCTGACATAACAACATCAGTAGATCCGTTTCCGGGAACAACCACAGAATATTCTGACATATAATTTCCATTAACAAAGAATGGCGAATTTGTTCCAGAAGGATCATAAAATTTCAAAGTAACTAAACTAATCCAATTAGATGTGTTAGTTAGTCTTACAGTTGTTGTCCATCCACCACCAGATGCGATATGTGGAATCGTAGGATCTGTTGAAGTAGTAAATGTTCTCGAATCGATTACTGTAAGATTAATACCAACAGAAACAGAAAGTGATGGAACATTTTGTGTAAACGAGACGGGAATACTGTATGTTCCTACAGATAAACCATTATTTACAATAGACATCTTTACAATCTGATTTGTTCCTGGTGGAAGAAATCCTTGTACTGGCCAAACAAGAACAGCTTGCTGGTTAGATGGAACGATTGTAGTAAATGCGAATGAACTCGCATTTGTTGAAATCGTTACATCAGGTACAGCAACAATCGAATCTGTTGCTAAATCAAAAGTCACATTCACGCTTGACGGCGACAGAGTGGGTTGTGCTAAGATCAACCCAATACTAAAAATACTTGTTAAAAAAAACTTCATTTTTTCTCCTTATAATCATTCACATAAAATCCAGACCCATTAAATTTAATACCGCAGGTACTTGGAATTTTTTTTACAGAACACTCAGGATTCTCACATCCCGGATAACCAGTAATATCTTGATCCATTTTCAAGATTATCTCGAATTCTTTATTGCATACTTGACACTTAAAATCATAAATTGGCATCTTGTTTTCCTTTCAAATATCTTTCAATATTTAAGTAAGAAATATAATGTCGTTTTGGATTTCTTGTTCCATAATGTTCTGCGATAAGATCACACATTCGTTCAGAACCAACAGGATTTAAAGAATGTACTATACAGACATCAATAGGCCAGCGATTATTCTCTTTCATCCACAGAACGAAATCATACCCAGTTTTATTAGGAGATACATATGTCTCATCTTCATTATGGACATAATGATCTTCTGCTAGATCATGGTCTAACCAAGCTTCTTGAATCTCATTCTCTTGCATAATCTTTACTGCTTCATCATAATTCTTGGCAATCTTCCATTCACCAATGAATGGACAAGGACGAACATCATCTAACCAAAGTTTCATACATACTCTTTCTTTAAAACAGAACCACAATGTTCGCATTTCGTATAATTAACGAACGTTATATATTCTAAAGCATGATATGGACTTAATGTATAGTTCTGTGGTGATAATCTCTTCTTAACACCCTTCGAATCAATTCGATATGGAACATAATTCATAACCAATGAACCATAATCATCATTATAGGATTCGTTTAGAATCAAATAAGTTACTTCTTCACCATCTTCAATTCTAGTTTTTCTGTTTGTTTCTTCCATATAATATATATAACCTATTATCCATTATAGCTTGTTTTTCAGTTAAAGTCAATTTCTTGAGAAACTTCTTGATCGTATCTTCCGTTCCACCTTTTCGATCTTCAGCAACAATAGCAATCAAAATATCAGAATCTCTAGCAATAAGTGTATTGCGTGCATATGCAATCTTAGCATATGCTGCTTTGTATGGAATGTGTGGATCTAGATCTTGTGTATTTGGATAATGTACTATAATTGATATCGAAAAATCTTTCGCAATAATCTCTGCAAATGAATCGGCACCATATTTACAACCACCAGAAACGAATTGATCCTCTTCTCCTATTTCTATATTTGTTAGAAGATTGTAGAGCTTTATGAGATCTTCCTTCGTATTTCTTTTTCTTGAACCAATAATTCCAATATTCATAAAATTAATGTCCCGTGATTGAAATGGCTCACGGGACAAGAAGCCTCAACGTTACATAGTAACAAGCAACCTGTTGGTATTACCCAACATTACTATTATTTAACCATTACTGATGAAGTCGTTCAACTTCTCCGCTTCAGCAATAATCTGCTCTGTAGTTGGCAAATTAGGAAGATTGGGATAATCAATGATCTTTCCTTCACGATTTGAATGATACTCATCAATCAGAGCTTCTCTTGTTTGCATGACTGGAACTTCCAGTACATCCTTGGCCAACTTCAATACTTCTAAACGAACTTCATATGGCGTCATTCCCATATATTCTCCTTGTGTGTTTTTTTGTGTGTTTGAGATTGTCATAAACATCATTAGAAGTTATCTAGAAATTTCTAATTCTGTCTATTCGTGGTAGCCAATCTCCTGCATACTTTTTAGACTTCTGTACGAATTATGGCCTGGATTCGAACCAAGAACTCCGGAGTTGCCGTCCGGCGTTTTTCCGTTAAACTAACATTATTGTACACATCAACCACAATCTTTGGAGCTACGAGTCAGAATTGAACTGACAACCTCACGCTTACAAGGCGTGCGCTCTACCAGTTGAGCTATCATAGCATTATTTTTTCTTTCTCTTACAAGAACAATCACATAAACATTTCTTCACACATGGACATTTATCTACACAACATCCATGCGGAGTACAAAACTTTGGAATATTTGCATTCGATACATTAATCGAACACAATACAAAGGCAATTAAGATTGTATTTAAAATAATTCTCATATCACTCCATTAACTTGTTTGTGGATCTTTTAAGTCGTTGAGTTACGATTATCTCCTTACCCTGGGTGACTAGTGCCAGGAGCCTCATCTTGAATAGTTATTTATATCTTAAATTTTCTCCAGTTTAAATTCGGCTTTACCCAAAATATCAGCCCAGGTGTTATGATACGCAATGGCATGTTTGGTAGCAGCAGGGTTATGCTCGCTCTTGTTGGAAGTCATCCATTCCAATACCCAACGTAGATGACTAATTTGGGCTTCTTTCACAGTAGCTTCCCAAGTGTTTTGGCTGAGCTCAGCTATGTCTGCATCTGAGTCAATTTCTACATCAATTATGATTCGGTATTTCATAATTAGATCTTTTCTCCGTCACCAAATCCACGCCATGTAATGAACCGTGGAAAGCGAAGCGAATAAGTACCATCTTGATTCTGGGTAATGGCATCCGCACGAATTTCGGCTACCTTACCGATTACATCTTTACTAGACCAAATCTCGGATCGCTGTTCATCACTGAATCCGGAACCAACATTCACTCGAATGTTCTTACCAGATTCAACTCCCTCACAAACAATTGCTCCGAGAGAACCAGCATTCTTACCAGTTCCTTCTTCAATATCAACCACTTCAAGAGAAACATCGATGAACGGCTTCAACTTCAACCAAGAAGCGGATCGCTTGCATTCATAAGGAGCGGAAGGATCTTTGATCATGATTCCTTCATAACCACCTTCGATAGCTTTCTCGTTCATCTCACGGAAGATCTCACGACCAGTTGTCGTATTGAGATCTACGATCTGATTTGAAAGAATCTTGATATTAGGAGTATGTTCTTGTACAAGATCGTACCAGATAGAAAGCGATTCGCTGCGAATTTCCTGAGAGACATCACAACGACCAGCAATAAATTCTTGCATAGGAATCATATCAAAGAGATGTAATACAGCATCATCAGTTTGAACATTTTCTTTACGATTCAACTGCTTCATTAGATCCTGGAATTTCGCAGACATAATTTCGCCATCAAATACCCAAGGATCAGAAAAGAACGAAGAAATACCAACAAACTGTTCACGAATCTTTGGAAAATTATCTAGTTCTTTTCCATTACGTGAAAACTGGACGACACGACCATCAGGATAAACAAACGTCAAGACACGGACGCCATCTAACTTCACTTCCAACATCTTGGTCCCAGTCATCTTTGTTTGCTGATCTATAGAATCCTGAGCAAGCTGACAAGAGAAAGTTGGAACGATATACTTATCGGATGCCGACATATTCTTCACAACTTTATTCACAGTCTTCTCAGAGACGCCACAACGAAGATCTTTGGTCAAGATCAAACGATACCAATTATTCCATTCGTCTTCCGTAGCCATGGACATGAGACGAACAATCTCTTGTTTCGCAGCATTACCAGTAAGCTTGCGATTTAAAAGCTTGGAAAGAAGTCCAGCAAATTCGGACCAAGGAAGACCGGATCCATTTCCAGTCTTCTCTGGAATCTGTTTAACACCGAAAGTCATCATACCATCTAAGGCATAACGAATTCCATAAAAGAGAATATCATTCTTATCACGTGCCTCTCGTTCAAGAATTGCTTCCTTACCAAGACGAGAGTTATCGGATTGCAAAGCACGAATGACTTTAGACGGAACCATTAAATAATCTCCTTAATTTCTTCGAAGTACGAGCTTGAAAAGTCAATACTACCAGTGAAAAAGACCCCTCTTTTTTTCACCATTTGCATAAACTATCAAAACGTCTCCATCTTCAGCAAATTCAAGAGGATCACCCCAAAGAGACGGGACATCATCGCCAAGATCATCAGACCACTTGCTGGACCAGCGATCACCGCAACAAGGGCAGTCAACGCCAGAATCACAACCATCGAAATAAACACCATCTACTTCTAAAACACGCTTGTTCGCATCTTCGGCGTTTTCCGCCTCAACAACAACAACTTTTGCTGGAGGATCATCAACACCGAAAGAATTGTTTTGTTTAAAGTTAAAGAATTTCATACTTTCATTATACCTTTTCTGGGTTTGGTTGTCAAGCATTTTGAGAAAAATATATTCCCTTTGTTTTCAGTAGTTTAGCGATCGAGCTTCGACAAGAAGGCTCGTTGCTCCATCTGTAGTTCGTAGTTCGCATACGCAATTTTGTGGGCGCAACGACAGGTCGGCAGTTTGACGTTCATACAAGCGAATTAAAGCACGGCGGACACAACGTTCGTCATTCGCAAGTTTCTGGCGAATAGCTTCTTCTGTGTACGTTTCCATACTTTCATTGTACCGTGTTCAGATTGAAGTGTCAAGGAATTTTGGAAATTTATATTCCGTTTATTTTCAATGACTTGACTACCACTCCTTGCGCCCTACACATTCCCCAATCTATTAACGATTAGATTTCCTAATAACTTTAAGATCTTTGACATTGAATAATTTCGTATTCATAATTCCTTGATTGACAAGTTTCAATCGAACGTAGTGAAATTGTAGGATTTTGCAATCATAATCAAAACCTCGAACATAACAGATTTTCTCTACAATACCAACAGAGTCTTCTTTCTTTGTGCCATCATTCAGAGTGATCTTAGTTCGAACAACATCTCCAATTTTGATATTCATGTTAGCTCTAAGATTCGTTTCCATATGGTTCGTCTTGTATGTTGATCTGTATTTGTTGTTTCGAAAAAAATATTATTGAGTTGAGTCATATGTTCGAAACATAAATCAACAGTTGCGTGAATAATTCTACCATCGATCTGATCGACATGTGGAATTGTGATTCGTTTTGCTTCTCTTTTTCTAGCTTCTATTTTTGGACAAACATCACAAGCATAAATCTTAATTTCAGCCATACGACCTCAAATTTTGGTAGCTGCGGTGGGATTCGAACCCACACTTTACGGATTTTAAGTCCGTTGCCTCTGCCGATTGGACTACGCAGCCATTTATGGAATAACGACTAATCTGTAAACTAGTCGTTATTCCCGATGTGGTCCCACTAGGACTTGAACCTAGAACCCTCCCGTTATGAGCGGGACGCTACTAACCAATTGAGCTATGGGACCGAATTATTTTGGTGGGGATGGAGGGAATCGAACCCTCACGCCCTTGCGGGCACTGGAACCTAAATCCAGGGCGTCTGCCAATTTCGCCACATCCCCAATATATTTACTTATACAATATTTTGGTATCGGGAGATGGAATTGAACCATCTCAAGTCTATTCATCTAATTAGTTATCCTAGGTTCTGACTTCAACCCTTCGACGCCACGGAAGTTAGCCGCCGCTCTATCCAATGAGCTATCCCGAAATATACAATAGCTTTCTCAAATTGTTTTGAATTCAAGAACTCGTCCGTTATCAGTAATTATAACATACAATTCTTTGACGTTTCTAGTAGTGATGGATTTAATGTAAATATTTGCTTCAAAATTACCAAGTTGGATAATATCTTCTGTGTTGTTATTCTCGTTACACCAAACCTGATGAGCTAAAATTTTCTTATTTTTCTTTTGTTCCTCGAGCCAATTGAAACACAACAGAAAAAATTCATGTCTAGTCTCTGTGTTATTAACTACACGTCCATGTCTCTTAAACCATTCGCGAATCACATCTTGTAATTCATATACTATCCATTTTTGTTTCTTTGGTTTGGCGATTACATCCAATGAGTTGAGTAGTAGATATCGTCTTGTCATAAATTCTATATTCTCGAGAATCTCTACCAATCAATATTGGTATTGTATTTGTCAGCCGGAAACAATCCCTTTTTGTGCAAGTCATTTGCAACAGTTTGGATGTCTGGATAAAAAAATAAGGTCTACCATAAGTATTCTCAACCAGTTCGAATGTTCATAATATTAACGTTCTGTAATAGTTACAGTTCCTTCAAACAAACCATATGTAGATTTTTCGTGAAAAATATGAGTCTTAGGCTTTTCTCCTGCTTCACGCTTTCTAGTCAAAATCCAAAGGTTTGCACTACTAGTTGCACCGCCGACACTTTTCCAAGTAATATTTTCTAATACTTCGCCAGGAGGCAGATCGATCTTCATATCACCACCAAATTGATTAGTGTGTGAATTTTCTGTACAACCTGTCAACAAACATGACGCCAAAATAATACTACAAAGAATCGTACTTTTCATAAATTACACTTCTTTCGAAATCAAGACAAAGAACTCGTCGTCCTGGTCAACAATCTCCCAACCAGCATCGAATAGTTTCTTGTCGAAATCATTTGCATGAATCCACTTCTGAATCGTTCTTACCATTTGTTTGAAACTCCTTCAAGATATTCTACTGCAGAGAAGAAATCTGCAAAGTATTGTTTTGAGTTATTGATAACTGAGAGGGAAATCCATTGCTGCTCATCAAAAAATTGACCACGCCAGATACAGCCGATCGCCCTACCAGTCGAGTCGAAAACAATTTTCCCATCTTTGATCTTTACTTCCATTCATCACCTACTATTCAAGTATACTAAATTTTTTGGTGGGAAGCAAGCCCACCCAAAATATTTTTCGGTTACTTCCTGCGGAGGCAGGTCGTCTCGGCGATGTCCAGGAAGTCTTCCCGATCAGAAGCGAAAGTCAGAATCTTCGCAAGCTTCAGAACCATACGAAGGCTAGAAAATTAAATTTATATAAATAAAATGAGGGAATAAAGTGTTATCAGCACTGTAATCCCTCTAAACACAAACTAAGGACTAGTTAGCTTATGTCTAATACTATTTATTGCACTTACCTCACAATTTATTCTGGGAACAAACTTCCTACATTTTATATTGGATCTACTTCTGTCGAAAAAATCGAACAAGGTTATCGTGGTTCAGTTTCTTCAAAACGATATCAATCTATATGGGAAAAAGAATTAAAATTTAATTCTAACTTATTCAAAACAAGAATAATAACAAGACACAATACGAGAGAAGAAGCTCTAGAAAAAGAAAAATATTTTCAGAAATCTCTTAATGTTGTGAAATCGCCTATGTACATTAATTGCGCATATGCGCAATTAAATGGTTATGCTGGAATGGATGTTAGTGGAGAACTAAACCCAATGTTTGGCAAAACACATTCTGAAGAAACAAAAAAACTTATAACTGAAAAGTCTATAGGAAAAATACTGTCATCGGAGACAAAAAAGAAAATTTCTATTTCCAATAAAGGAAGAAAACTTTCAGAAAAATGTTGTTTAGAAAAATCAATTAGAATGCGTGGAGAAAATAATCATATGTTTGGAAAACCTCTGTCTGTAGAAAGAAAAGTCGCAATTTCTGAACGTAATAGAAAGAGAAAAGGCGAAAAAAGAAATCCGCTTAGTACAGAACAAAAAGTTCAAATTGCAAGAAATAAAAGAAGTAAGCTACAAAAATTTTGTTTTATTCACGAGTCAGGTTTAATAGAATTAGATATTACTAGACCAGACTTACGTGACAAATACCCAGATCATAAACTTCATATTGGTAATCTCAGTTCTGTATGTTCAAAGAAAGTTACTCATTACAAAGGATGGTCCCTTCTTATTACCGACGAAAACCAGTCGTCATCATAATATCGTGGAAGTCTTCCTTATTTTCCGAGAAGGCAAGAATCTGCGCCGCTTTGATGACAGAACGAAGCGACAAATCCCGCATTTTCTGATAATTCGTCTTCACGTACGACACGAGGAAAGTCGTATCCGATTCGTCAAGACCAAGGGTGTAAGCCATATCCGAATTCTTCAGAACGTCTTCGATTCGCAGGATGTACTCACGAGTCGAACCAAAGTTCAGATCAATATAGAACGAACGGGAAATGAGAGCCTGGAAGTGTGGCGCCATCATCTTGCCCTGAGCGATCGCAGTTTCAAAATTCTTGTTCGTGATGAAGATCATCGAACCACGATATTCAAATTCATTCGGAATCGCTTCGCCCAACTCGTCAACGAACATCTTTTCTGAAGCCCAGGAGATCACCCGCCGCTTCGACGAATCAAGAGCTGCCTTCAGGATATTCATCGCAACTTCATCATCGAATGCCGAATCAGCGTCGTCGATCAGGATAACAGCATTGTCGTGACGATTTTCCCACAGAGCCTTGAAGAGACCAGTCGCCTTCACGAAGCCAGTGATCTTCTTGTACTTGATCTCGCCGTCCATCTCAGCACGCTCCAACATACCTTCGATCGTGTAGGTCTTACCGATACCAGCCGGACCAGAAACGATCATCGAACGAACCTTACCAGAAATGACACCCGAAGCCATCCGATCAAGCGTACGGAACCGCCGACGCTGGCAGTCAAGAATTTCCTCGTCGCTTACTTCAGAAGTCGCTTGATGAGAAGTGGTGTCGGAACCCGAAACGAATTCAGAAATGTCGTAGACTCCACGACCAATCTTATTCTTCGTCAAGAAGCCAGGATTCACACCATACTTGTTTGCGACAGACATAAGCTGGTCACGATTGACATTCGTTCCAAAAGAAGCAACCAGTTCGTTGATCAGAGAGATCTTTTTCGTGTCATTCATACAAAACCATTATAGCGTATCCAATAGACTATCGCAAGCAAATTGCGAAAATATTTCAAAATATTTCTTCCCTTTAGAATCAATAACTTGCAAGGATCGCTTCGCAAGTCATTCAAAACAAAGAGATTCCTGGAATCACTATTAAATACATACGAGTTCTTTCTGGATTCCTGTATCGTCTTGGAGATCGCAATCTGATCTGGGTGAGGTAACGGGTGCCGGAAAGTCGTTTCTGAATTTCCTGTGAGGAATGATTTTGGATGCAGGCTGCATCCATAATCGTGGAGCCTATTGGCTGTCAGGAATATTCGCTTTAGAATCAACGACTTGCATCAAACCATTGAAAATAAAGAGAATATTCTTTCGAAAAAACTTTGCTCTGAGATTGAATCGAGGTATAATGGTTCTATGGAATTTGAACAACTGAAATCTATCTTTCCTGACGCAACGCTCGAGACCTGGCACTGCCATCCGAACGGAGGAGGCTGGGTCCAGAATTCAGCGATAGTAGAGGATACATCGTTCGTTGGACCGAACGCTTTGGTCTTTGGGAACGCTCGGGTCTCTGGGACCGCTTCGGTCTTTGGGGACGCTTCGGTCTTTGGGGACGCTTGGGTCTCTGGGACCGCTCGGGTCTCTGGGACCGCTCGGGTCTCTGGGACCGCTTCGGTCTTTGGGGACGCTTGGGTTTCTGGGACCGCTCGGGTCTCTGGGACCGCTCGGGTCTCTGGGACCGCTCGAGTCTCTGGGAACGCTTCGGTCTCTGGGGAAGCTTTGGTCTTTGGGAACGCTTCGGTCTCTGGGTTCGCTTCGGTCTCTGAGGAAGCTTTGGTCTATGGGAACGCTTTGGTCTTTGGGAACGCTTCGGTCTCTGAGGAAGCTTCGGTCTCTGGGTTCGCTTCGGTCTCTGGGGACGCTTCGGTCTCTGGGGTCGCTTCGGTCTCTGGGAACGCTTCGGTCTCTGGGTTCGCTTCGGTCTCTGGGGACGCTTGGGTCTCTGGGTTCGCTTCGGTCTCTGGGGGCGAAGTCTTGAGATAAATTATATAAAGACTTGACTAACTTGACTTTCTACGCTATAATGAGTATGTAGCGGTTTTAAGTAATATCAATATCAGTTAACACTAGTTACTGAAAGGGAATGTGTATGATGAAGTATTCAATGAAACAACAGCGTATGTTCATTATTGAACCTGATACTGATTTTGGATTTTCTTATAAGATTCAGATATCTGAAGAAGATGATATTAACTTCATTAAGATCCAATATCTAGAAGGAGATAATGTAATTTCTGAAACAAGATTAGATCCTGAGTGTATTCATCTTATTATCGATGCACTAGAACAGATGATGGAGAATTAATGTCTATCTTAAATAGACTTTCAATATGGTTCTGTCGTGAATTTCATCATGAAATTACTCGACCAGTATTCGGAAGATATCACTGCATTAAGTGTGGAAGGGAATATAAGTCTCCTTGGAAATAATACGTATGAATACCATTTGCAATACAGACGACACGATTGACTCGCGAGATCTATGCAGTCAGCTCCAGCTATTGAAGGATGACTTAGAAAGCGAGTATGAAGACTTTATTCTGGAGTTGAGTAATTTATCTGATCAGTACATGAGCCTCATGGATAAGTGGGACATGGTTGAGATACTAAAGGAGGGGTACTCCTTAGACACATACAAGGATGAGTGCAAGTCAAAACTGATTGACGAGTGGAGATCGATCAAGGATTTTATTGACGAGATCGAGTCCGAGCGTGGATACGAAGAGACCTATCGCCATGGCGTCACGCTGGTTCACGACAACTACTTCGATAAGTATATCGAAAAAGACCATAACTCCCTGCGGCCACCGCATAAAGAGAGCTGGCCGTATAATCACATTGACTGGGTGAAAGCCGCTAAACAGCGTCGACAAGACTTCGCTGAGTTGACCTGGGACGGAAATACTTATTTAGTAGAGAGGGTTTAATGAATAAGCGAACTATAACTATCCATCAGATATGCATTCAAAAAGCTTGTTTAAGAGTTGTTTAGAATAAATATGAATTATGCAAACAATAAAGATAGAGATCCCAAAGATTAATATTGGGAAGATTCGATCTGGTGTTATAGCTGGATCAGTTATTAAAACGAAGAAAGAGAAAGCCAAGAATTGGCGAAAAAGAAAACATAAGAGGAAGTATGCGGATTAGCGAAACAACTACTGACAAGAGCAAGATTGGGTTCAAAGATGCATTCCACGTTCCAGGTATTGCTGTTACTTCAGATTTCGAAATTAAACCTGGAACGTATGTTAAATTCTCAGGTTCTTCGATGAAGAAAGTGACAGAAGTCACTGGAGCTGGTCAATTCCATGGGATTGTTGATCCATTTGTTGATCATTTGATCCCTCCTGGAGAGATTTTCTATGTCATCGTTCATCCGAGTATGAGCAATAATTTGCGTCACGAATTCACAATTGACATCTCACTTGCGAAAAACGAACGTGTGTGGACAGAACAGGATGAAGAAGACTCAGATTATCTGAATGATTCATGTAGAGGTTGTTACAATTAATGATTATTCCAAATAAGAAATCTGATGAATCTATCCAAGATCATCAGATTTCTTTTCTATTGGCGTATGGTGCGATCAAGAAAGGGGAAATGTGGTTCATTCCACCTTTTCCTAATATTAAAGAATTCTATACCAAAACAAGTAACTTGTATATGGCATATACAATCGCTCTTGATGGTGTTAAGTTATTGAAAAAGAATCAAGGTTAGATCTTTAACAAATCACTAAAAGAATACATATCTTTCATGAAAATAGATGGTGAATCAAGAACACTTGATTCTAGATCCCCTTCTCTTCGTGGAAGATATTTTATTTTAAACGAACAGTTATTTGTTCTGCAGAATTCTTCGGCAATCTGTTTTACAGTATAACCTTTTCCGTGTCCTAGATTCTCAATACGATTTGTTG